TATTAACAGGTAGAATAACATATATAAATGCAATAAAAGGAAGTGAAAAAGATTTACGATTACAAAAAGAAATGTTAAAAAATCCACCCGAAGATTTACAAGATTTTAGCGATATTAAATCAAGTACAAGAGTTAATGATTTATATGTAAATGCAGAAAATAAAATGGAAGAAGCTATTAAACGAATGAAAGAAGAAAATGATATTATGAAAAAAAGACAATATGATTTTACGGCAGATTTAGAAAAATACAGGGCGAATTCATTTGTAAAAGGTCGCAAATATAGAGTAACCATAACAGAAGTAGAAAAACGAAAATTATTATCCGATTTCATAATAAAAGAAAAACAATATGAACCATTTATAAGAGAATTTTATGAATTAACTGATAATATTGAAACAATAATGGAAATATTAAATAATAAAAAAACTGAATATTGGGATAAATTATATAATATTGGTGCATATTTTACAAAACAACAACGGGCCATGGGTTTCGGTGCAACATATCAGAAAAAACAGTTTGAATCAGACCCAGACAAAAAAAATATAGAATATTATACACCGTTGGGTGGTCCTGTTGGTGTATATCCATTACATACACCAAAATTTGATGAAAAAATAAAAGAATTAATACCTTTATTACAATCAATAAGAAAAATTGAAATAAAAATACCAGCAGAAAAAAGAATTTTATTTGAAACTATTGATAAAATACGAGATACGATAAATAATTTATTACGTAATGAAAATAAAGATATTAAAACATCGACACAATATAATAAATTATTAAAAAATAGTACCGAATTTACGGCTAAAGATTACAAACAATTGCAAACATTAGAGCGTAGAGTAGATAGAATAAATATGAAATTTAATTTATTATCATTAGATGGTAAAGAAACATTTCAGGAATTAGAGGAAGAATTACAAACAATACAACAAAAAATAAAAGAATTAAGAAAAAAACGAAACAATGATACAGGAAATGATACAAATAATATGTTTAATGATTTTATAAGTTCATTAGATTTAGATAATCAAAATAATAATTTATTTTGATTTGTTTTTTTCTTCTTCAATAATTTCATTTAATATTTTTATTTTATCTTCTTCGTCTAATGGTAAATGATCCCATACATATTTATCTAATTTATTTTTAAAAATAAAATTGGTAATTAATATTTTTTCTGTTTTTTCAATTATTTCATTAATTTCATTTTCATTATTTTCATTATAATTTGTATTATCCATTTATTATATATACATATATAAATAAGTATTTATTTATATACATATATATAAATAATGCCACCCAAAGGTCGACCAAAAATATATACTGAAGAAAAATTAACAGCAGCTCAAAAACAATCGAGAAGTGTAGCAAAATCTAAATTAATAGAATCATTAAAAAAATATTATCCAGACTTTGATGTTAAAACATTACCAGATGCACGAGTAGGAAAAGGAGAAAATAAAATGTCAAATATATATAAATTAATTTCTGATGAAATCGACAAAACAATTCCCGAAAAAATGCCAGCTTTAATGAAAAATTTAATAGATTCTTTATCAAATTATAAACAAGTACAAGGATTATTAGAAGCAAGTCAAACAATGGAGCAAAAATTATTATCCGAGCAAAAATCAGCACCAGTACAAACAGAATCAATGCCACAACCTGTCGAGGTATCATCAAGCGGACCACCACCAGAAGAAATACAAACCGAACAACCAAGAAGACAAGTAATATATAAAAATAAACGAAAAATAAATGCACCGTTAGAAGTAAAAACACGCCAGCAACGATATGGTTCAAGATTACCGCAAATCGAAGAACAAAACCAAAAAATATTAAATGAATTAAATGAGGTTGAAAGTAAAAACACACGAATTGAAAATAAAAAACTTCAAGATGAATTAATGAAACAACAACAAAAACAAGATGACGAACTATTTATGAGAAGAAAAACACAACCACGACCAAGTTTAAAAGAGCCAGAAATAGCAATAACACCCGATGCAAAAACAATACCAGCAGAAGCAGGAGCCGAAAATTTAATGCAAAATTTCGGTGCATCTTTGTCTCGTGCTGGGGTCGATGCTCTAACAAATGCTGGTACACGTGCAGGGGCAAATGTCCTAATGGGTGCGGCAAATTTGAGAGATCCACGAAATAGATTAATGGATGGACGACGAGGAATGCCGAATATAGATCCTGCATTAGGTGTATTAGCAGCGACAACAATCGCTGGCGGTGTTGCTCGTGCTGTAGGAAATATTGCAATGGATGCGTATAATGCCATTTATCCACGACCATTACAAGCAGGACAAGCACAAAATAGCGATGGGCGAACGAACGCACCAGATCAACCACCGCAAAGACCACCATCAGGCCCACCATCAGGACCACCAGCAGTACCACCCACGACCACACCAACAGGACCAGTACAAGACGCCAGAACAAAATTAGAAAACAAAATAAAAGAATTTAAAATTGAGACACCCATGACTGAAAAATTAACAAGTACCCAACAAACTACAGGCGATATATTAACAAAACAAGAACAACCAGAATCAAGGGGATTTTTAAAACCAAAATTTATTATTCCATCAAGTGACATTTTTAATAAATCTATTCAAGAAGAATATATTGATGATTTAGAATTTAGTATGTTTGATTTTGTAAAGGATGATTCAGGTGGTTTAGATCCTAATAATGACAATTATTTAATAAGAGATCAAAAATTAACCGAAGCATTAAGATATCAAAACGCTGGAGTAAATATACCGAGTTTATTTGGACAAAAACCAAAATATAATGAAAATTTATTTATTCCAAAAGATAATACAAATATAAAAATTCCCGAAATATCATTTTTATATGGTGATGCAATAAATGAATTTAATTTATCAGAATTTGAAACAAAAATATATGATCCTAATAATGATCGTACGGCGATCGAGGTTGCATCGCCATATTATTATATGACTGATAACCAATTATTAGATCAATATATCGATACTTCAATATTATATGGTGTAGTGCCTTAAAATACAAACAAAACTTGTTTTTAGTCATTTTCGATAATCGAAAATTGATATTAAAATATAATTATTATATAAATAAATGTATAATAAATTTGATTTTCCAAGAGAAGAAGATAATGATATCGACAATAATGAAAACGGCAACGGCAAATTAGAATTTTTAGATTATGATGAATATCGACGAATTATGAATATAAATTTTGATGATTCCGAAAAAAAACAATTACCAAAAGATTTTATAAATAAGACTGATTTATCAATATATAAATTCGCTACTAATAAACACGATATAAAACAACGACCGATGATGGAAGAACATATTATACCACAATTAGGAGCATCGACATGTATAATTGGCAAAAGTGGATCAGGTAAATCAAATTTATTAATGAATTTAATGTGTAGAAAAGATTTTTACGGAAAAGAAAATTCAAATAGTAAAACTGGATATTTTGATATTGTTTTTTTCTTCTCTCCTACAGGTGACACTGATGATTTAGTAAAATATTTAAGCGATTTAATACCAAAAAAAAGAATTGTCACTGAAGATTTTGAAGAAAAACTTGAACATATTTTTAAAGTACAAGAAGATATAATAAAGGCAAAAACATTTATTAAAAGTCCTAAAATATTAATAATATATGATGATATACAAAGTAATGCAAAATTTATGAGATCTAAAATATTTATTCGTTCTTTTATTGCATGTCGTCATTCTAATATAACTACTATATTATGTGGGCAATCGTGGACAAAAACCCCGAGAGTATGCAGATTACAAGCATCAAATATCATGTTATTTCCTAGTTCTCAAAGTGAAGTAGATTTATTAGTTGAAGAATACGCACCACCACATATGACAAAAAAAGATTTTTACGAACTTGTAAAACATGCAACAAAAGAAAGATATAATTTTTTACATATATGTATGCGTGTCGATCCTGAACAACGATTTAGGAAAAATTTAGATACAATAATAAATATATAAATATACAAACAAAACTTGTTTTTAGTCATTTATATTTATATAAGTTATATAAATATAAATAGATAAATTATTAATATTAATATATTTATGAGTTCAACAGAAAAATTTATTGTTTTGAGTTCCGATGATAAAGATGGATCAAGTCCGTCAAATAGTGATTTTACAATAACATTAAAAGAAACTTATTATACACAAAATATAAGTAGAATACAAATAAAAGAAGTCATCGTGCCTAATTGTTTTTATAACATATCAGACGGCGATCAAACAAAAGGCAATGGACCAGCAAACAACCAATTAATATTACAAAGTACAATAAACGGTCAAATAATATTTAATTTAGGTGCCGGTCAATATAATATTATTCTGTTAATGTCAACTTTGCAAACTGTAATGAATAATATATTATCTGGTTTTGGTGATTCTGTTGTAATTACTAGAAATGATATTACAAATTTATTAACATTTACATTTGCTGTTGGTTCTTATGCTTTTAATAGTTCATCGAGTATTGCAAAAGTATTAGGTTTTTATGATTCAATATCAGATGGACCACCAGGAACAACCGTATATACATTACCATATCCGCCCGATTTATCCGGTATTAATACTGTTTATTTACATTCTCGTATATTATCCGATTCTTGTAGTATTGATGCATCATTTGGTTTAATTAATATGTTTGAATCCATAAGTATGCATAATGTGCCATATGGTACATTTGCTTATAAACTAAACCCAGATAATGAATTAGCAACCATAAATTATATGAGTCCTCGTAATTTATCAAAAATTGATATTAGATTAAGAGATAGAGAAGGTAATAGATTGGATATAGGAACAAAAAGATTATCAGTAGTAATTAAAGTATACTACTATATATAACCCATACATAATATGAATAATACAAAATTTTAATTATCATTCGGTAGTTCATTATTATATAAATATTTAATAATTAATTATTTATATAATAACAATTTCAAATGGATCAAAACGGATTTAATAGTAATAATTTTTTTGAAGGACCCGTTTTTATAGATGGTAACACAGATATTGACGGCAATTTAGCAGTCTCAGGTACAATAAATGGAGGCGGGGGTGGTGGTGGTTCAGTCAATAACCCTATGACAGAAGACTTACAAGCGGGTGGTTATGCTATATTCAATTTATCAGAAATAACAGGACACGAAGGTGTTTTATCATTAAGCAGTACGATAAATTTACAAGACAATAATATTGAGGGTGTTAATACTATTAAAGTAGATAAAATAACAACACAAAATCCAGAAGATTATATTATTAATTGTGATGGAAAAATCCTCAATAATGCTGATGCGTTTACACTTAACAACGGCTTATCATTTTCTTCTTCTATTGTTCCAGTAGTAAATCATGTTTTAACAGTAGAAGCACCCGGAACACTCATTGGATATAAAAATGCTGTTTTTAATCCAGTCGAAGAGGCAGTAAATATGAATTCTAAAAATATTGATAATTGTGATACATTAGATGTACATTTTATAAGAGACACGACAGAAAACAAAGTAAAATTTTTAAGTGTCGTACATACTTTACAGCCATTATATTGTTTTCAGGATATTGTAATGAATTATAAAAGAATCTTTTATTGTAATTCATTAATAGCAGCTCATAATGAGTCAGGTTTAGGTCTGGATATGATACCTGCAACAGTAGGATTGCCAGGTCAAGTTTTGGCTAGAGATCCTGCATTTAATCCTGCCGATCCTCTCACATATAAATTAGTATGGACTAATCAATCGAGCGGTGGAGGTGTAACCAATCCAATGACAGCTAATTTATTTGCGAATGATTTTAATATTTATCAAGCTAACATATTAGAAGGTAAAAATATACTTATAATGGCTGGTGGTGGTGGTATAGCTTGTAATGCTGGAGGGTCGTCTGTTCCTGTAACATGGCTATTAGCAATTAAAAAATCTACATCTCCTTTTTATCAAACTTTTAATACTGACTATATAACACCTCAAACCATAGCAGGTGTGACTATAGATAGTAAATGGGAAGATGGAATAACAGATACAAAAATATCATTACAAACACCAATACTTAATATAAATAATAGTACAAATCTAACACCGACAGACATTCAAATATTTGGCAATATACAAATAACTCAAGGGAGTGGACATATACATGGTAATAATTTGATTATAAGAGGTAGAACAGCATCAAATGTACCTACTAGTTTAACCTTAGAAGGATCAACAACAGCAATAAATAGTACTACATTAAATATAAATAGTAATGCGAATGTAATATCAGGCAATACCAATTTTACCCAAACTCTAAGAACAAATTTTATAGATGCACATTCAGGTAGTAATATTGCTATTCTTCAAAATTTAACATTAGCAGAGACTAAAAAAATACAAACACCATTTATATTTAGTGATGCATTAAGATCATATACTAATACAGAGCTATTTATAGCAGGACTACTACCAGATAATAAAACACAGACTAATATTATTATATCATCACCACAGATAAGTTTTAATAATCAATTTGGAATAACACAAACACAGGTTAATATTTCAGGAGGATTAGTATTTAATAATCCTGTCACAATACCATTTATTCATGGTGCTAATTTAATCATAAGAGGAAGAACGACTGCAGGAGCTGATACAGGTTTAATGATAGAAGGAACGACAGTAGTTATAAATAGTTCTACATTACAATTAAACAGTACATTTAATAATAATATTACCGGTCAAACAAATTTTGATAAAAATATAAATTTATTATCAAATAGGGGTTTTAATATAAACCCTTCTATGGTATTATATAGGAGTTATGGAACGCCTAGCACTGCTTTTAATATTACAGATAATTTAACTTATGTAAAGGTAACAGATGGACAAACTGCCAAAGGATCTAAAATTATCCCAGTAAATGGATTAGTATTAAATGATATTTATAAATTAACATTAAAAGGTCTTTTATCTACATCAGCAGTAGGAAATATGGAATTTGCCATTTTCGTTGGTGCTAATCGTGCATGTTCATTTTCTTTTATTAATACTTCAATGTCTAACGAAGGTTTTGAATTTAGTTGTGAATTATCTGTAAGAGACGTAGGCCTTGGCGTCTTGGCTGTTGATATTGGTATAGGTAAACTAGAAAGAAATTCTTTTCCTACACGGATATCTCCGGCAACTTCAGGTGTTAATATGTCTAATGTTGCATCATCTGTTGATATATTTATGAAACCTACAGCAAATTTGGGAACTGGATCGGTAACAATATATAATTATACATTAGAGAACATTTAAAAAAAACTTGTTGAAATAAAATTTATATAAATATAAATATTATTAAAATATATATATTAATATAAACTATGGATCATAACGGAAATCCTATATACGATCATTATCTGTCTAATTTTTCTCTTCCTTCTGTCGTTGATTCTAATATTAATAATTTATTAAATGATACGGAACAACAGGAACAACAAATTGAAAATTTAAATAATCAAATTGATATAATATTAAATAGTAAATTAGAAATAGTTAATAACAGATTATTATTATTAGAAATTGAAAATGTAAAATTAAAATTAATTATTAAACAATTGTTAAATATTACTTTATTGTGATCGGTTTACTAAAGCGGCTACGATCCCTTCGAGGTACGTGAGTCTCGATGCATACGAAGCACCATTGGCACTGAAGTTTGAAATAATTTCGGCAAGTGAATCAATATGAGCAGGATCGGCGTTATTTGTGATAAAATCGATGCGACCATCTAATCTTACTACTTCAGCTTTTCGCTCAACTGATTCGGCGTTTAATTTTGATTCTATAACAGCTTCAGCCGCAGACGCTCTGGTAGCTTCTACGCCTATTTTTAAATCTAAAGCGGAATCTCTTGTTTTACTATCGGCCTCAACAATTAGAATAGTCGCCCAGTTGCCATTGTCAGCCTGTTGTCTTGCTGCAGTTTCTGCGGCTAAATCAGTTGAAAGTTTGACATCACCTTCAGCACGTAATTTAGCTTCATCAGAATCACTATCAGCACGAGCTTTTGATTCTGTTAATATATTACTATTTAAAGTTGCCAATTGTGCACCTAATGCAGAGTCGGCATTTTGTCTAGCCGCTTTTTCTTCATCTAATTTGGATCTAGTATCGGTTATATGCCAACCGACACTCATCACATAACCTGTTGAATTATCAATTGTATGTAATTCTGGAATACATACTGGCCATTGCATGTTGCCATTAGCGGAGTCTGTGTATTTAGCAAAAATAAATTCTTGATTTACGCCAAAGCCTGGAGCTAATCCAGAGCCTTTTCCATCTTGGAATTTAAGATGGCCAACACCATTATTGGAGTATAAGTTTAATTCTTTCGATTTGTAATCAACGGGAGCGGGGAACATTATATATAAATTTATATATATAAATTACTTTTATATATATAAATTAAATTTTTATTTTTCCATTTTTGGTTGTGGAATTAATATCCCTATAATACTAGAAATTAATGAAAAATATATTTCTAAATTTTGGGCTTTTAGTGTTATTTGTACAATACTAAATATTAAAATTGTAAATAAAAATAAAATTTGAGTTATAAAAACAACTTCAGCTTTATAAACACTTGAACAACATAAACTCCATTTATCGGTTTTATTTTCTGACAAATCCATATATTTATTTAATAATTATTTTATATTTATATATTAATACGACTTACCACAATAAATGATAAGCCCAATACGACGGCGAGTTTTTTAACTTATACACATATTCGCCGTTTTTATTCTTTATTTTTTCGTGTCGTGCTTTCCATGCTTTTTTTATTGTTTCGTCTTTATGATCTAAAAATGTTTGTCCAACATCAGAACCAAAATTTATTATTTTACTGTCATATTCTACATAATATTTTTTACCTTTTCTTTTTGAATATCCAACAGCAGATGCCCCGAGTTCTAATGCCTTATCTTTTATTTGTTCTAACATATAAAAGATATAATTTTTATATTTTTATATTCTTACAGAGTATAAAAATTTAGCAGTAAAATAATCAGAAGTAAATTTATTTTTAATTCCTTCAAATTTCTTTTTATTTATTTCAATATATTTTTTTCTTTTTTCTAAATCCCAATTATCTAAATGTTTATATTCTCTTAATGGTGTTGAATCTCTATAATGATTTTTATGAATATTACCAAATGGAATTATCGTTTTTCGTCCATTATCCGTATTTAATATATATGCGTCATATTTTTTATTTAATTCATTACTTTTTTTTATTTTTATTAAAATATAATTTGACATTATATAATATAATTACATCATTTTTTTAACTGATTTATATACATCATACATATTTTTAATATTTTCAGTATTATTACCTGATAAATTTAATTTACTCAAATATTTATTATCTAATAATTCATATTGTTCTTTTTCTCTTTCATTTAATTTATTTGATAATTTATTCATTTTGTTTGTATTTTCTAATAGTATTTTAATATCGCTCAATAATTCTGTTTGACTATCGACACCACCAGAATATATATTTGTTTCTTTATTGTATGCATTAATACCACTATTATATTCATTAACAAAATCATGAGCAGAATGAAAAGTATCATAATTACTATTTTTTATATGATCGTTTAATAATTCATCTCTAAATTTCGGGTCATATGGTAAATTTAAATATGGGTTTATTTCTTGTTGTAATGGGTCGATTTCTGGTAAATTATTATACACATTTTGTACATATTGCATTCTTTCGGCATCTGTAAATTGAATTTCTTCTGATGCGTCATAATTATTACTAAATATATATTCTCTCATTTTATCATTTGTCGCATATCCGCCCGATTCATTATATATTGAACTTATTTTTCCTGTTGCATAATCGTGAGGTGTGAAAATTGGATTTATTAAACCATCATTCAAATCTAATTTATATAATAAATCAAATTCATTTTTATTTTTTAATTTACTTAATAAATTTTGTGTATTGTCTAATATTGGGATAGAATACATAATATATATAAATACATATTTAATATGTATTTATATATAATATAATGAATAACGAGGAAGTTAATGTAAATGTTCAAAATGGAGGTTTCGAAGAATCTTTAATACAACTTAATAAATTATCTTATCAAATGTTACCACAATTAGGTATATGTTCAGCACGTACCCACACTATAGGATTCGCCCAACAATCGCAATATAAAAATGGGGAAGTTATGACATGGGATAGTCAAACTGGGGCATTTTTTGTCGATCCTAAAGGTTGTTATTTAAAATTTTCTGTTACTCCTGTATCATCAAACGTAGCAATGGGTCTTTCATTTGGTTCTGGATCGTGTGCAAATTTATTTTCTCGTATCGTTGTACGTGCTAGATCTGGTAAAGAATTAACACGTGTCGAAGAATTAGGACTATTAGCAAAAGCGACCCAGCTATATTCACAGCCTCAAGATTGGTTAAATACTGTCGGCAGATCTCAAGGATATAGCAGTATAACATCAGGTACACAATTTGGCGATACTGTCCCAAGTACTGGTAAAGTTTTTATTATTAATTTATGCGTATTAATTCCTTTTTTCAATTCATTAGGAAATAAAATGATGCCACCACAGATACTCGAAGGGCTAAGAATCGAGCTATCGCTGGCTGATCCGGGTCAGGCGTTTTGCGCATCTAATCCAGTTAATACAAATACATGTACAAGTTTTACAATAGATAGACCCGAAATACACTGGGATTGTTACACATTAGCCGATCAATTCGCACGTAAAATTGCAGAAGTTGCCGCAACTAAAGGATTAAATCTAATGCACAAAGAATATTTTTATTCTTCTATTGGTACTAATAATAGTATGATATCGTATGATATAAAACGTGCGGCGTCGAAAGCTTTAAAATGTCATATTATAACAAGAGATCAAACCAAAGTAAATAATAATAGTTTTGATTATTATGAATCAGCCCCTTATTGTATATTAACATTGCAATCACAAATAGGGTCGTTATATAATCCTAATCAGCCTTTAGCCGTTAGTGACGTAACAACCGATAAAAATTTAGAAAGTTATTATTTTAATTTATATGGGTGTGATATGCACAATCAACCTTTTGGATATGCTCCATCAGTAAGTCCTGAACAATTTACAGGACAAGAAATAAAAGCGGATGTCCGTACTGTTTTTAATAATGCTATGATAACTTTTAATTTAAATAAATCAAATACATCAGATATCGTTGGTAGTGTAATAAATAACTCTAGAGCGTTATTAATAAATCTTACTAAAAAAGAAGGCGGATATATGCCTGCTAATTTAAGGGTTGATACATGGCTTCAACACGTACGGGCGATTAAAGTTTTTACTTCTAATTGCACCGTATTAGATTAAATAAAAATTATATAAGTATAATTTATATTTTAATAATATATTAAATGCGTACTAAAAAAGCGAATAATATAGAATTAAAATATAAATTATATATTTTTGACTTTAGAAGAAAAGAATATATATTTTTTGATAATTATGTATCGTTGAGAACAATGGCTGAATTTTTAAATATTAAATATAATATATTAACAGAAATATATAATAACCGATCGAAGGGGTATATCAAGTTTTTAAAAATCGAATTGATACCAAAATAATTTATTAATATCGAATAGGATATTCTTTTATGCGATGTTGACGCATATCATATTCTAATAATTGATCGGTATATCCTATAACAATATTTAATAAATCTTTTACTAAAAATTTATTTAATTTTAATTTAATTTCTCTTATTTCTTGTATTAATTGCGTTAATGGCATTTTTGATATTAATTTTGGTATGCTAAATTGAATTTTGGTTAATGCTTCTCTATAATAATATTTATTACATCCATTATTTACATAATCAAATTTATAATCCTTAGGTATAAGAGCTTTACATTTATCTTCTTCGTTTGTGTTTTTTACATATCTTTTAATGCTCAATTCACAATCGCAATTTCCACATATAGAACTTGCGATATATTTACTTAAAATATTTGGGCATAATTTACATTTATATTCTCTTGACATTCTTTTTATAAAATATATAATCGCTATTTCTTTATATCTTTTTAAAAATCTATAAAATAACGGGTAGTAAGGGGGCAGACGAACAAGGGGGATAAAAAGAGGACAGCGAAAGGGAGACCAAGGCGAAGCGAAATTTGCGGGTGCCCCCTGTCTATG